CGATTTGATTTGGTTGCTGGGAAGGAACGGCAGTAACGTAGGTTAGCGAGCCGACAGTGAATTCAAGCGGGGCTGGCAAAGCGGCTCCCGGAGTCCCTGTAACTTTGATGAAGCCTTGCGCGAACGAAGCAGGTAGCGGATAAACTCCATCCGCCGCCGCAAGAGCGATGAGATTCTCGCAGCACGCGGTTCTGGGGTCACGTTCCTTCCATGCTTGTTCGGAAATCGCATAAAACTCCTCAGCAATAGCGTAGTTTACTGAAGCGGCATACCATTCGTTACTTTCTGGAATAATAGCAGCGCCACCGAGGACGGTGTTTGAAAAGAGCTCCAAGTAGCGGTTGAACAGCGTTTGGGGGTCTGGCCGTTCGATCTTGCAACAGGTTGTCATTGCCAAACCCACCCATTTGAGAGACGAGCGCCAGCTATGCCGACGCGCGCGGTTACATTTTGCCTTCCGACAACAGTAATGTCAAGCTGCATCCGACTTCCGCCAATATAAGAACCTTTGACATCAACAGAAACAGCAACGCCTCGTTCGATCAAACGCTCAACGGTGGCCTGAGCGTAAGCAACGATCAAATTGATGTTTTCTTGAATTCGTCCAGTCGATGGAATCGTTCTAAGCAGAGTTCCGATTGATGTGGGGCCGCTGGTGATATAGCTTTCTGACCAATGCCCGCCTTGCGCTCCCGGACGATAACCACAGGGTGTATCAGGATTTCGACCGTCTGTCATTAGCATGTTGATAATAATACCGCGAAGCCAATTTGTCGTTGAAATACTACTTTCATCTTTATTTGAAGATGCACATCCTACGGGAATTGTAATATTACAATCGACCTCTTCACAAATATTGCGAATTGAAAGTCCGGGTCGGCCACACGCATATCCACAAACTTCGTTCGATCCGCAAGCATCTGGCTGAGTTGCCCAAAATAGGCGGCGTCTGTCTGGAACAGGCGATACGCACTTTATCATTGCGGGCCTCCGGTATTACCAGTGCCAACCTGAACACCGCTATGGGTATGATTGTCACCAACGTTTGTTCCGTTGTGAGTAAGCGTTGTTGATTGAATATCAACAGACGGCGCTTGAATTGTCATAGGGCCGGAAGATTGAAAGACAATGTTTCCAGATAGCTGTATAGAAATATTGCCACCAGAAACGCTTATGAGAACTTCACTGTTTGGGCCGATTGCAAAGTTACCATCAGTAAGATGAGTAACCTGCTGATTGAATTCTAAGCGACGAGAAGGATCAGTCGGGTGCTGAACACCGCCGGTTCCCTCGGCCCACGGATGCTGAAGATTGCGAGGGATCGAAGCCAGCACCATTTTGTCGTTAACATCGCTGTTAAGAGACAACATAATCATTTCAGCATTGGCATCAGCCGGAAGATTAAAGCCGTAGCCAATGTTAAAGAGCGGAACTTCTTGGTCAAGTGTTCCTGTGCCGCGAACAGTCATGCTCGCACCAGCACCTGGAATATATTCAAGCGATCCCCAAACCCCGCGTTCAACAAGGTCTTGAATATCTCGACTTCTTGAACGGGGTCGCGTGAAGCTAGTCATTGAGCACCCGTAAACCCTGGGTCTAATACTAGCGGCGGGTCGCTGTTTTGTCCATCTATTTCTGACAAGAAACGATTGCCTCGACTTAGACCAACGGAGTTAACAGGTTCACCTAGCGAGGCTAAAGGTTCTAGATCAGGACCATACCAATACCAGTCTTGCGTTCCTTGCGGAGGTCTATCCCGCTCGCTATTTTCAGGAACATCAGAAAGAAAGTCAGAACCAGAATTCGAAGAAGCTGATTCAATCCTAGCCGGTTGGTTAGCCAAAGTTAGTGTCGTAAACACATTATCTGGCGAGCAAACATATTCAAGAGAAATCACTTCAAACTCTCCATATATTCCCGCTGGTGGAATTTCAACGTAGTGTTTAACACCAATGTCCCAAAAAGAGCCGCTAGGCTGTTGAAGGTAAAACACCTGAAGCTGGATTTGTTTTTCTTCGCCAGCACGCATATTAGCTTCGTATTCAGCTCTCTTTTGCAAAAGCTGGTCTGTTCCATCGCCATAAAGATGAACAGTTGTAGGTATGAATGCTGCAACCGCTTTATTAGCAACACTTTGAAGCGTCGGGAGAACAGCAGGAATACCCCACTGTCCTCTCTCGATGCGCTGCCCCTTAACAGTAATCAAACTAGCTGAAGCGTCTAGTGCTTGTTCAGCTTGAAATTGAGTAATGTTAACTCCCAAAACAAGAGGATCGCCGATAGTGGCCACCGAGCGGGAATCTGTTACGCGAAGCCGCCCGTCTCTCGTTTCGTAAGTGTAAAGACTTGACATTTCACTAATACGTTGAAGCTCATCGCTCACTGCTGCACCATCACGAAGGCGAACTTTATCGAGACCAATTGTTTCTGCTTGCCAATCAAGTTCAACACGCCAAGGTGCGATAAGGCGTTCAAAAACTTCACGATTAGTGACGCGCAAAAACGTTCCAGTTTCGTCTTGGTGAGAGCTATCAATCAAATACTTTGTTTTCCCTCGACAAGTAAACGATACCCGATAGCTATTGGGGCCTGCATTAATTCCGACCGCTCCTTCGGCTATCGAAAGAACATTGCTGTTAAATTGACCGTCTGGATCGCGACCTTGCAAAGTCACCCTGTCCGTTTCATCTGTTCGGCGATCAAGATAGCCTGTGAATGCTAGATGGCCTCCGATATAGATTAAAACTTCACGGCCAGTCTGAGCGTCATAAAGGACAGGTTCTGTTGGTATCCAGCCCATGAATATTTCAATAGTTGCCGAGCCAGTCAGTTCGGCTTTATCTCGGCGTAGCCGAAGCGAAGTCCAACCGACTAGTTGCTTACGCTCAATGAATATGACAACAGGCGGGATCAATTAGATTCCTCCAACCGCAGCGGCTACTTGAGGACCAATTCGACCATTATTTGCGATCAAGTTGAAGACTTCAAGTTGTCGATGCTTTTTTCCGTCAGCGTAGATTGAATACGCTGCGACGAGCGGATGGACTGGCCCGTTGAAATTATATTGGATAAGAGTAGGCGCATTGTATGCTTTGCGATGAAGCTGCGTGGCAACATCATTCCGGAATTTCGTAAGTTCAAGGAAGAGGCAGTTGTTGCAATTTTCTCGGGCAATGGAAATCTCCTGGCTTAGCAGAGTATCAATCACATCAAGATACTCAAAAATAGTATCTAGACGAACGTCTTGCGCTTCAAACGCGCCTTGCGCCATATAGGCAGCAGCTATGATACGAACATTTGAATATACTACATCTTCCATACTTTTAGCGGGGTTTAGAAAAGTCGAAGTCTTTGCAGCCCCGTTAGCTAAAGCGCGAAATACTTCAAATTGACGCTGCCCGCTAATGTTTAGCGCCACAGCGTTCATACCAAGCGCGATCCCTTTATCCACTATCTGCGTATCAGACGCCATTATGTCGTCGTTAGCCAACATTTCCAAATCATACAAAATGCGATTTCTCGCAGTTTGATCTGCAACGGTGGCCGTCACTTCAGCATATGCCGAAGCGATAGCAACTATTTGATCTTGGGCCGCGTTAATTACAGCTTCTTTTCGAAACGGTTGTGCATTTCCGGGAGCATATATTGCGCTAAAGTTCGTTCGGCTGGTCGCAATTATTGGCGAAATAGCCAAGCCCAGAAGTTGGCTGACGAGGCTTAGACCGTTCGGCCAGTTATTCGCCTCGACAAACTCCATATCAACGTATGTAACACCGCCTTCATCTTCAATGCGGTCGGAAACTTTAAGACTTACACAAGCAGCCGAAGCAATAACGCCGCGTGTAGGATGAACTAAAACGCCCGGTCCCGGAAACTCTACAGCCGCAATAAGTGCTGCTGCTTCAAGGACATGATTATTGCTATCAAATCTTGCGCGAATAGTATAGCGCCTAAGTTTTCGACCAAGGTCTGCATACGCCGTATTTTCACCAAAAGGAAATTCGCCTTCGGCCCCACGGCGTCCGTGTTGAGATTCAACACTGATTGCCTTAAAAGGCACCAGCTTGTAACTTGCCGGGAGATAAGGTTCACGATAGCAGGCTTCAGCCATTTCCTCTACCCCTTCCGGGCCCGCCAGTATCAATCATTCGTGGAGCTTGTTGAGAGCTCACTGTTGCGCGCAAGTTCACATTAGCGCGTTGAATTTGTTCTGCGGCTGCTAATCCGATTGCATTTCCAATCTCTGGTGCTACAGCAAGAAGTTCATCGGCCACCGCGGGGCCGAAAACTTCAGCCGCCGTTTCGATAGACGTTCCCATTGCAGTTGCGCTTGTTGAAAAAGTTTCGCGCAGCATATCAACGTTTGAATTAAAAACATTTTCAAGTTGAGTAGTTGCTCTAGAGCCACCTATTAGCGAATCAAGACCAGGTGTCGAACCAAACCATTTTTGCCACCAAGACTCATCAGGAAGACTAGGCAAGTCCATACTTGGCGGTGTAAAGGTTTCCATCATCAGCGCAGAATTTGCCGCGATACGTTCCATATCAGTTTGGAACCTAATGATAGAAGCGGCAAGATCTAGGCTAGCCTGAACTACAGCTTGAGGAAGTTCAGGTGGAAACAGTGCTTGTTGCTCTCGTGCCAGTCTTTCAGCGAGAATACTAAACTCATCTGTAGGTTCATTTAGCATTCCTCCGTAAAAAGAAGTGTTTCCAAATCCAAACTGATTGTATTCAATACTAGCTTGAACTTGATCTTTTAGGTTATCCCAGATAGTGTTGAAAAACTTGGCTACATCAAACCCTGTATCAGACAAAGTTTGTTCAAGGGGAAATGGAACACGAGGTTGACCGACGACAGGAATCGGACCGATTAGATATTCATAAGTATTTGTTACAAGTTCTCGAGCAAAGTAGTTAGCTACACGACCTATTGCAGCAATTTCATCAAAACGTTGAATTCTACGACTAAATACCTGATCCTCTGAATCAGGTATAAACTTTTCCGGTGCTCCTAGATACTGGGCAGACGAAAGCGGATCGTATCGAACAGGACCGACGACAGGGATCGGGCCAAATAGATATTCATAAGTATTTGTTACAAGCTCACGAGCGAAGTAGTTAGCTACACGACTTAGACCATTTAGCTGTTCTTGCGCTACTACAGCCGGATCTCTCATTCCAATAGCTAGACCAGAGTATGGCGGAACTTGATCCATTGGACGAGAAAAGAGTAGCTGCCAAAAAGCACGCATCCTTTTTAAGCCATAAGGATCATCAATTAAAACCGAGCCAAGTTCAGTAGTAACTGCTCGCGTTTTTGTTAGTTCATTTGCAGCACTCTCTCTAATCCGGTCCAGCAAACTAGCAAACGTATTCTGAACATTATTATTTAGAAGGTCTTGAATAAAATATCCAATACCTAGTCCTGATTTCAAAAGTTGATCCCTTACCCAATCGCCCGCATCCATGGCATAGCGAGTTAATGGGTCAAATTGAGGATATTGCGTAGACGGACGTGGTGCATCAATTTGGGCTTGAATTCTTTCAGCCGCGGTAGAAAGCTCGCTAGATAGTCTGTTCCAATGCTCACGCCAGTCTTCGATTAGTTCTTCTTGAGTTCTTAGATCTCTGTTAAGAGCATCCACTACTTCTTGTTGCGGAAAGAAAGACAACCGCGTATTACCAGAAAAGTCAAGTTCAGACGGCCAAGCCATTCCGCTGTTTGCCGACGGCTTAGGTTGAATAGACGGACTAAACGAAAACTGTTGAGAAGTAGGAAAATCGCCCATAGGCGTAAAAAGAGAATATCTTTTTGCGCTTGGATCTATTACAGGAGGATTAAAGAGTCCATACAATCCACTATAAAGCGATTGCGCGTTCTTATAAAGATTATCAAAAATATCAGCAAGAACACCGCCGATAGCTTCTTCTGTCGAAAGCTCTGGATTTTCTACTCGTCTACGAAAATACTCTTGATAAGCAGAAAAACTTACAGTTCCTACAACTAATGGACCAGAAAATGTTTTTAGAAAATTAACGAGCCGCGAAAGTCGTCCACCCTGAGAAACATTAGGAACAGCTTGATTGAGAATCCTATTTGCGCCGACACCCGCCCCAGCAAGACCGAGCGCAGCAAGTGCTTTGTTTACCCAAGATTGGCGTCTATTACGGCCACCGAAGCTATCGTCGGCAAATTCGCCAACCGCTTGGGCCGCTGCGGCTCGCGTAAGAGCTGCGGCGGCTCCGGTCAGAGCACCTGCCGATCCTGTAAGAGCGCTTGCGCTTCCAGTAAGCGCTGTTGCTGGTCCGAGCAGACCAAGAGCTCGGGCTCCTCCTTCAAGAGCCTTAAATGTAGCGTAGATAGCTCCTACGATAATACCAACGGTATCAAAAGCACTTAGTCCTTCAGCAGCAACGGCAAGCTGCTTTGTAAAGTCTGCCAATTTGTTAAGAACTGGCGCCATCGCTTCAAACAAGGGCGTCAGAACATTAGTAGTAAGTGTATTCATTTGTGCGGCAAAGTTTCTAAACGCCGCAGCTAGGTTCCTATCGGTGGCCTGTTTTGGAGTAGCTGTTACACCTAGAACTTCTTTATATTTGTTTGCTGCTTCTGTAATACCAGAAATAATGTTAGCAAGCGTTCTTGACTCTCTTGAAATAAATCCAAGTCCTTCAAGAGCCGCTTTAACAGCTATGTTATCATTAAGATCGACGCCTTGTTCACGCAAGAGCGGAACAATAACGCTTTCGGCCCATAGACCTGGATTTTCAAATAGTAGCTCACGCTGCCGGAAGCCACCGTCCTCTTCGGTGATACCGGCTTCTTCAAGCATTTCGAGTTGGGCTTTGGAGACGCCGGGAACGTTAAGTCCGCGCGACAGAGCGATTAGTCGGTTAATATCACCACCGATAGGGCGACGCAGATCGTCAAAAGCCGCTGCGAGACGGAAAAGACCCTCGCCGTCAATCGTGGTAGCTAGACCAGATTGAATAAGGGCAGACAAGAAAGCATTAGAATTAAATTCTGGGCCAGCTACTCGTAGGGCATTTAGGAAGCCCTGCGCTAGATCTTCACCTCGCGCTGGATCATTAGAGATTTGAGCAGACTCAATAATACCAACAAGAGCATCAGCGTCTTGTTCAGCAAATCGAGGCCGAATTAGTTTAGCCTCGGCCAACGCGGAAGTAATCGAGAAAGCAATTCTTTCAAAGTTAGGTGAGTCAGCAGGAATAGCTCCAGCAAGGTCCGTCATGATTTGACGGACCTCTGTTTGAGACATTGACCTAACTTCTGTTCCTCTTAGAAAATCTCTGGCTACTTGATTAATGATAGCAATGTTACCCGGAGTTCGGGTAAGCATTTGAGTGGTTGTTAGGTCTTGACCTTCAAGCGTTACTTGAGCAGCGTGAATAACTGCATATTGTAGACCGAACGATATTTCGCCCAACACCATATAAGTGAGCAGCGTTCCCACGCGCATACCAAGGCGACCGGGGTTTGTAAAGTTCTCGTCAAACCCTTCTTCAAAAGTTGACAAATAACCGGAGCTTTTATTATAGCGCCAGTTATTTGAAGACGGTGGAGCGTAACGTCTTCCGCTAAGATCGGGAACAAAATAGCTATTGCGCATTCCCCGCGAGTTGGGAAATTGACTAAACAGCCTAGCAGATTGATTCTGTAGTAGCCGCAGACGTAGCTGAAGAGAGCGTGCTCTATTAAGTGCTGTCAGAAGATCTCGACTATTAAGATTAATCTTAAAAGTCTTAAGACTTAGAAAATTCAGTGTAGAAGACAGCAAATTAGTATTATTAAGAGCATTAAGAATTTGCGAAGAGTTAACAATGGCCGTAATCGAAGCATTACGGCTTGATGCCAAACGATCAAGATCGGCTCTTGCTTTTGTAAGACCGATAAGTTTAACAACAATTTCTGCTTTACGCTGAGTTTCAGCTTGCTTAAGCTGAGCTAAAGCATCCGTGATACCACTAATTCCAATATCAACGTAAACGTCTCGCTGACGCTCTAGATTTTTAAGCCGTGCTTCGGCATCAGTGATACCAGTTAGAGCAACGTCTATATAGACAGTTCGTTGCCGCTCTAGATGCTTAAGCCTAGATTCAGCATCGCTAATTCCAGTAAGAGCAACATCAACAAAAACGTCGCGCTGTCTTTCGAGTCGAGAAAGTATAGCTTCTGCGTCGCGTGCACCTGTTAGACCAACATCAACATAAATATCACGCTGCTGCTCTAGCCGACGAAGTTGTCCTTCGGCTAAGGTGGCTCCATGAACAATAGCTGTAATGTTAACATGACGAGCGCGCGTCAAACGCTCTAGCGTAGCTTCAATTTCAGCAACACCAACCAAAGCGGCGTCAATACGAACATTACGATTTTGTTCAAGACGCTGGAGCTGTCCCTCTGCTAGAGTAGCACCATTAAGAATAGTTGTAATGTTAACATTACGGGCGCGAATTAAACGTTCTACAGCCGCCTCTACTTCAGCAGCTCCAACAAAATCTGCATTTACACGAACGTTTCGTTGACGCTCTAAAGCCTTAAGTCTGGCTTCTGCATCACTAATGCCAGTCAGGCCAACGTCGATATAGGAATCACGTTGACGCGCTATATATTCAAGTCGAGCGGTAGCTTCTGATACACCAAGTAGGTCAAGATCAATTTCAGCTTTACGAAGCCGCGTAATAGCTTGCAGCTTTTCAGCTACCGCCTCTTCTCCGACAAGACCGACCGCCATGTTAATTCGGCGGTCGTTGAAGTTTGCTAGTCTTTTAAGAGTATCAGAGACAGTATCGCCGCCGATTAGGGCAACCCGAAAACGGATTTGCTTATAATTGATCGAATCAATAGTTGCCCTAAGTCTTTGAAGAGCCGCGTTGACAGCAGAAATCCGAGCTCGGCTATTGCCGGTCGTTACGTTTAAGACTGCTTGTTCAACGAAACTAATCGGCATCAGCGATACTTCCTTCGTCCCTTAGCTCCTTGCGACCCGCCTATAGCCGCCTTGCTCGCCTGCTTATGAACTTTGTGGAACGCAGCAATTCTTAGGGCTAATTGTGACAGGCGAAGCGGTCTAACGTCACCGATGCTTCCTGAGAAATAGCGATATTCTTCAACGCGGTCGATGACGCTAGAGGCGCTTTTCAAAAACGGGGCAGAACTTTCAGCATGATCGTAACACCGTCGGCCACCGTTAGCTTGTCAACCGCCCACGCAGGAAGTTGAGTCAGCTTTGAGCCGACAGGTCTTGCGAGACGACGGATCAGTTCAAGAGTCCGCTGCATGTCATTATCGGCGGCCAAAATATCTTCAACCTCGCCGTATGTAGAAGCCTGAAATTCTAGGCTTTTGATGGTCTGATCTTCGCCCTTGGAAGTTTTCATACCAATAGGAGTTCCAAGATCATAGATAACAGACGATGTTACGCCGTCGCCGTCGTTAGCGACAGTCCCAGCGGTTCCTTGTCCAATGTCCAAAGCGGCGATGATGCTTTTCGCCACAGGGATCGGGAGGCGGGCTAGGCTTGTGTCGTCGATCTGAATTCGCTTTCCACCAGATTCAAAATGCGTTTGATACGCAATGCGGGCTCTTTGGAGAGCCGTTTGTGGCTTGAGTTTGCTACTGACCGCCGTCATCCACAAGTCGCACATTTCGACAAATGTCAGCGGATGAACAGTAATAGTGTCGATGACAGTCTCGCCGATCTTCACTTCATGTTCAAATTCGATCTTTTCCATATTAGATTCCTACGCTACCTGCGCTTCAGAAGGCGCCGCCCTCTCCCGCGCAGGTAAGGAGAGGGCGACTATTCCTACCGATAGGAGCCAGCTATCGGAAGGCGTTTCGTTACGCCGCAGCAGGCAGAAGTTCGTCAATCTCGCGGAAAGTTGCGGTGATTGTAACTTCGTGCCCATCGCTGGAAGCATCCCCGGTCGAAGTGCCAGAAATGCCGGTATAGACAAGACCATTGTAGTGTTCAATGGTAATGTCAAGAGCGCCACAACCCTGGTAGAGAGCCAAAGGAACACCGAGATTACGAATGACGGTCAACTCGATCTGATTGTTCATACGAGCGCGGCGAACGTAGCCGCCGGGCAGAGGCTCGTTATTAAACTCGCAGAGACGATATTGGGGTTGCTGATCGTTCGCAAGTTCGTGTGAGAAAGGACCGTAAACGTCGCCCGTATCACAGTCACGAAACGTGATAAGAATGTTCCGAACGCCTACTTGATTGCCGCAATCTGCCATAGCAGTTCTCCTTTAATAGCGGTGATGAAAGATAAGCCGCCTAAGCGGCTTATCAAATTAGCAGTTCGTGAGGAGCTGCGGAGTTGCATTGACCACGATCTGACGAATCCGAACAGGCGGACGATAGATCATGTTCAGATACAACTTGCCGGGAACACCGTTGCATCGAGGCGAGACAGCAAAGTCATCTGTAACTTCGATGTCTTTGTTGATGTCCTCAAACTCGCTAAAAAGCGTTCCGACCTGCGACTTTGCCCATGCGCGCGTCGAACCGAGGATAGCGCGACGATTCGTCCCGCGGGCACCCTCACGAATGTTCGTAGCATCGCTGTAGTAGCCGAGACCATTAAATTGCTGAAGATGTTTTGCAAGCTCCGTAGCAGTCACCGTGGCGAGACGACGAGAAGCAACCGACTGGAAGGTCAAGTTTTCTCGACCTTCTGCATCGTAGCGATTGTTCGTAATGTCAGCCACGATCTGAGGCGAAGTCAGCGAGCCTTGGCCACCGGAAACGGGGACCGTAGGAACAAAGCCAGCTTCAACAAGCTGCTGCATTTCGTCGAAGGTGAAGCAGGACGAGCAGGTTTCCGGGAACGACAGGCAGTCAAGAACACCGAATTGCGGTCCCTGAATGCTAAGTTCCGGATTATCAACTGTCAAGCAGCAAGATTTCGCCGCATAAGCAGCAACTTTCAGCCACGGGAAGTTCGGATCGGTGAGGCAATGCGCCATGCGCGAAACAACAGCCGAGTTCGTATCTTGGGCAAGAATTTGCCCAAGCGAACCCGCATTGTAAGTGTAGCCGTGTCCGAAACACTGAGGCTTATCGCAAGACCAAGCATCTTCAAGATAGTTGATCGCACCATTTTGCCAAGCCACATTTCCGTAAAGCATGGCAAAGCAGCAAACGCAGCAATCGCCGAACACCGTATTGTAGTTCAGCGGAGCTGGATCGTTTGCACCGACCACCGTTTGAGTTGTTGTGATCGTCACACCCGTGGGGAAGTAATTATTCAATCCATGCCAGTTGACATTCGGATTGAGGAAGTTTCCAACAGTCCCTGCGTTGCGAGCTGTGAGCGTGACAACGCCGAGAGCTGCAACCGCCGTATAGGGGAAGTCAGGCGGAACAGCGGCAGCGATTGCGGCAGCAATTGCGGTGGCCGTGTCACCCGTTGAAACAGGAACGCTAATATTCCAGCGACCGTCGCCCCAATAGATGTCAATACGACCGTCAGAAGTTGCCGGACCTGTAACCGTCAGAGTATAGACAGCAGCGACGCCAGTCGGAGCGTCTTGACGCGGAAGAGCAAAAATCTCGATCCGTCGATCACCGCAGCAATTAATTGCGGTCTTAAGGGATTCGGCGAGAACCGAACCAGCACCAAACTGAGAGTCGATGTCTTTGGTAGAAGTAACCTTTGTCAAGACATCAGGAACAATCGTGCTGGAGCCAGGATCGTAATACTGACCTTCCAAAACAACACGGCAAACTTCGCCGAGAATATTCTTGCTCGGATCGAAGCAAAGACGGATAAAACCGTCGCGAAGCGAGTCGATTGCCATATTCAATTACTCCTTGGCAGAGGGGGCAGGGGCTACCTTCGGGGCAGCTTGGCGGGCGGTGTCCGGTTCCACGATCAAATCGTTATGAACTTCAATCAAGCGCATGATATAGGGCGTGCGCTGAACGGTTACAAAGCGGTCTTCAGGGATCATATCACCGCGAGGCGAGGTCCGTGCGACCCGACCGGGAGCGGCTTTGACCCGGATATTTCGAGAGTCCATTGCCATGACAGTTCCTTTCAAATTCTTGCAAAATCGCAAGGGTCAGGTTCGACGCATTCCTCACAAGGATCGCACGGGCGATTAGACCTTGCTCGAAGCACACGTCCGATGATCTGTATTTCAAACGGTTCCTTCGCCAGATCATCACACGAAGGATCGTCGGGTTCGCGACACCAGACTTCGGAGGCGCGAAATCGAAAGGTGATGACGACAGCAAACTCATTGCTCTCGACATCGAGGGATAAATAAGACACTCCGCCGTTGTTTGGAGTTCTATAGCTATGCATAAACGTCAACAAACGATTGCGGAGGCTTTCGTAGTTATAGAAAGCGTAGAAAGGAGTAACAGTTCCGTCGGCCCTATTGTATTTAACAGGCTCATACATGAACTGTATAATGAAATCGCTTGTAATTGTAATTTTTCCGCCACCGTTAGTAGGTTGAGCTCCAGTTTCGCTTATTAGAGCTGTAAACGCAAGCGGCAGAGTTGGAATATTTGTTTTGTTATCAAAAGGATCAACTTCGCTAACAGCAATAGAACGACCGCCAAGGTCTGGAAACCAGACCCCAATTTTCTCAGCTACATCGAGAATTAGAGGGATCGCCATTTCACATAACCCGTCAAAGGTCTACCGCGTTCAAGACTTTCGCGTAACGCAGTATCGGACATTTTTCGACGTTCCATATATCGGGTGCCCTGCCGAAGGTATCCTGCGTAGGGAGTATTTGTTCCAATTATTCCGCTAAATCGAGCTGGAGTGAATCGAATACCGATGCTTTTAACTAGCTTGCCCGTGTCAATTGCAGGATATTCTTTTTCAGGAACATTTACTGAGCGACGAAACCAAACTTTGCTAATTTTGCGACGAGCAAGAACTCCGGTGTGTGGTCCTTTTAACATACCTCTGTAGAGAATTATATCAGCTCGTCGAATAACCCCTTCAACCCAAAGACGAATTGCCGATTCGTCCAAAACCGCTTCAAAAGCACCTGATCGACTTGTGTTAAAATCTATAACTACGTCAGTCATAGGTGCACACCTTTCGGCAGAGAAGCGACCACCGTTGGAGTATCAGGTCGCTGCGCCTCATCGCTTCGTTCGACAAGACGGCACCCGAATTCGTAGCAGGGGGAACAGCCGTCTTCCGTTTGATCCACTGTCAAAATCTTGAACCAGCGCGGCGGGGAGATTCTGCGCTCCTCATATATCCACGCATAGCTTGAAACTTCAAGGTCTGGACGATACCGAATCTTTATGATGTGAGTTCTTTCGTTTCGGTTGTCCATCATAGCTTGCCCATTTGGGCTAAACATACTCCCTCGTTTAGCTTCAATTGAAGCCCAAGTAGCCATGACTTCTTTGCGAATAAGCGTCAAACTACCGTGAGACGTAATAACGTCTTTCTGGCTACAAAGAACGACGCGATGCCGCAAAGCAGAAATCATACGGCATTATCCTTCAACGTTCGCCATATGTCAATCGCCCCCGATGCTAGAGCCGGATTATTGGCGTCCAAATTCAATGCTAAGGCTTGAGTAGAATTAGAACGGCGAATAGCGTCACCAGGATTTTCGATCAAATGAGCAATATATTTAAGCGCACCTATTGCCAGTCCGGCTGGAAGATCACTTTCCGTGCTATATCCAGCAACATATTGAAGCTGAAGTTGTGCTTTGTCGCGGCACGGATTACAGCAACCAATTCCCATATCGCCGGGATGATATGCAATTCGGGCTTCGTTAGTTCCGACAACAACTGGAAGTCGTTCAATAGCCCGCGATGGATC